CTTATAATCTCCTGCTATCAAATGAACACCTTTCGACTTCAAATGCATAGCCAACAACCGCCATGAGTCCGAAGCACAATTCAAACCAACCATCAACTCCGCATCCATGTTATTTTTCAATAGAAAATCAGCTAAGATTCCCAGCACCCTCTTGGCACTAATAAAATCTCCCATATCTCCTACACAGAAAACACGAGGCGGTTTAGTCACCGATCTTACCTCATCCTTAAGATTCAACACGTACACTTCATGGATAGCCTGCTTAGCTTTCACCTTAGCCCATTTTCTCTCTAAATACTCTTCAAAATACGGCTTCGGTTTAAACTTCGCGGGCATCCCTTCGGGAACCTCTACGCTCTCCAAATGGTCACCCTTTTTTCCGGTCAACACATAACCAGCAGATGTTGTTCTATTAATAGCACTCACCTCATCAGAGTAACCATTTATAGCTTCATCTACGGTCAAGAAACGTGCATCTCCATAAAGCACTCTGTACTCGTCCGCTTTAGCATACAAATATTCAACGTAATCCTCACATGATAACGTAAATTCACTATTACTCAAAGCGTATTCGCTCAGACTATAACCTTCCAGAAAACGATCGTACGGTTCATACCAACTTTCGCCATCGGTTTCAAAACCACGATCGAATCTGGGCGGTCCCAAATCGCCCCCTCCTAACGCTATTAATTGCTCATCAAATAAGTCAGCAATGGGGGTTCTACGAACTAAGCTACTACGGGTAACTCTTCTAAAACCTTCTAAGGTTCCCAAAATTTCTAAATTCATATCCCCCTCATTCGTATTCAGGGGACTCTTGGGGAATAATGGACCCAAACTTTGGTCTTGCACGTCAAACGTCACAGCATTATCAATAGCTCTCATTCCCGAAAGTCTAACGGCTTCACCGTTCAACGCCAACACCAGTTCCTGACTCAAGGGTCTAGCCACCGATGAATCTACGCCGTTCAAACCGTGCACCTTCGCATGATGCACTCCTAGCAACACGAA